CAGGATGAGTGGGTCCGGCTCGGCTTCTCCCTGGGAATGGAGGCGCATGCGGATCGGCGTCAGAAATTCCCCATCCGCGTTCCGCAGAATTGCGCCGTCAGCCCAGATTCGACCGACACCTGCAACGCGCCCACGGGAAAGAGCCAGCGCCAGATTGGTCGCCTGAGCCCTTCGCCCCTGCCCTTTGTCACCGCGGTTCTCAGGCGAAGTGGCCCAGATCAGAAGGCCCGCAACACGCGTCTGGCCAAACACATGGGGAACAGTCTCGCCATAGGCTGATCGACTCGCAAAACCATCCTGAGCGCCGGTCCGGCGACCCCGGAACAGGCTTGAGTCGACACTTGCACCAATCGCAGCACCTATGCCCGCCCCCAGGGGGCCGCCGATCACCTGCCCGACAGTCGAAAACAGAACTGACGCCATCAGAAGTCTCCCACCGGCAGCCGCCAGGCTGAGTCCCAGGTTTCATCCCCGGCAAATGGGCGCACCACCACTCTGCGCAGACCCGCATGTGCCTCCACAAGCCCGTCGCTCACCCGAACCGCGAGGTGCAGTTGAAGGGTCGCGGGCACCTGCATCAGTATGTCACCCGCAGCTGCATCTCGGATCGAGATCTGCTGTAGCCCCAACCGCACCAGAAGCATCCGAGCATCATCCGGCCGCGTACCCCTCAGAGGCTGAGGGGCAAGATCGATCGGGATCCCCGCTGCGGCCGCGACTTGCAGGGCAAGGCCCAGACAATCACACCCCTCACGGCCGCGGCCCTGGGGCCTGAAGACCACCCCTACCATCGCCAGAGCAGCCGCTTCCACCCGATCGGCAGAAGGGTGTTGGTCAAGGCCGGGCATAACGGAGCAATGCGTCGGTTCCCGGCACATGAGGCTCTCCCCCGAACGACACAACATTCCGATACCGGTCCCGGCATGTAGATATCCGCTTGTCGCAGCCCGGGGTCAGCCGCACCCAGGCCCCCGGTAGCCCATGTTCGGGTACAGCAGAGTCCAGCCGGAATTCGCCGGAAGTTGCCTCTACGATGTTTCTGTCGATCCCGCTCAAGGGTCCCCGGATGAAGCGAAGCCGTCCGCCCGCATAACGGACAGCATCCCCTAGCCCCGGCGCCAAGATCAGCCGGCTGCCTTTGCCTCCGTCCACCGCCCACTCGCGCCGGATCCCGCCCAGGTCCACACCACACTCGCGGTCGCCCAGATCATTCCGACATATGGGGCTCAGCCGAACGGGAAGTACGTCGTCGAAAACCTCCACATCGGACAAGAGTTCAACCTGAAATGCGCCCCTGCCACCAGAACATGGCCGCGCCAATTCGCCGATTCGCCCACGCGAAAGGCACAAGAACCCGGCGCTGGTATCCGACCAGTCACAAACCAGCACCTCAACGACAGCGCCGGACCACCGCCCGGCGGCCAGGTCAGCGGCGGTGATTGCGGCCGCATCCAGAACGCCCTCCAAGGCCATGCTGTCGCCTTCCAGACTGTCCGTCTGAGCCACGGCCGAAGGGGTCATGCCAGGTGTTGCGCGAAAGACAACGCCATCGACAAGCAGGTCGCGATCGTGGCTCGTGAACCCCAGCACGACGCCATCAGCGCGGGACAGTCGCCAACAAACGGCAAGAGCAGTTACCGCCGGCTCCAAAGCGGCGTCCAGCAAGCTCATTCGCGGATCTCCACCAGAGGCACGCTCGGCGCCTCGCCCGATCGAACGCCAGACAACGAGACCTCAAGCCGATCCGCACCAAATCGCACCGGAACATCGAACAGGAAACCAGCCCGAACTTCCACCCCGACAGCTGGCGCTGCAACCAATTCGATCACGCCCCCCTCAGCCAGAATCCATCCGGCAGCAGTCTCGCCATCCACCAAGACCACGACTGATCCAGGCACCGGTCGGGTAATCCGGCGGACCTCCTCGGCCCCGGAAAGACCATATCGCTTCACCAGCGGAAATCGCAGCGACAGGCCGTCCCCCACACCCAGCAACTGGTCTGCCGCAGCAGGCTGACCACCTTCCGGACTGCTGCTGAAATCCAGTGGGTCGCGAAGTCGAAAGCCAAAGCCCCGGCCCCGACGCGCCCGAAAGAAGGTCAACAGCTCCATCAGGTCAGCTTCTGACCGCACCCCCAACCCAGCATCATACGACAAGCGAGCTTGCGCCCACTGCACATTGCGCTGCTCATGACCCGACGCCAGTACCGCGACCTGCGTTGCAAACTCCGGCCCGCCAACCGCATCAAAGCCCAGCTCCAGCGGAAACCGCACATCATGAAAGGCCTGCATTCCTTCGCCTCCCGCCTCGTCTGATTCCTGAATGGAAATCCAGGTGAATCCGTCACGCGCCACCTGCGGCCACGCCCACAGAAACACCTCCGGCACGCCACGATCGATCGCAGCGCGCCCAGCCCCGGCCACAAGAGGCCACTCCCGTTCGGCATCAGCCGCCCGGAGCACGAAACCTGCCAGATACTGCTGCGCTGCAAGCGGATATCTTAGTTCCGCCTCGACCGCCTCCCGCGCCCGCGCCATGCCGGCCTGATCGCCACCCGTCACGAAGGTGTAGTCCTCCAGCTGCAGCACATCCCAGGCCGGCTGCGCCCACGCAGTCGGCATGTTCGCCCGCTTCAGCTGCGGAGACCCCTCGTCAAGAACCTGCGGTGCATAAAACAGCAGGTGTGAAACGACCTCGGCAGAGTGCCCAAGCCATGCTGCATCACGAAGCGCAAAGGTAGCATTCGCCAGCCGTGCTCCCAGCCAGTCGAGCCACAGCATCTCCGAGGTCGTCCGAGGTCCCAGCACATCTCCCATCGAGGGAGGCGCGGATCCTGTCTCCGCAGTCCACTGTGCAACCGTATCGGAATCGTAGAAGCATGGCCGACCAGATGGACCTACCCACCACCAGGGCTCCCCGACCTGAAACAACACCCTCGAGCCCTCATCTGCCGCAAGTCCTGCAAATGCGGTGGCAATGCCTTGCAGCCAGGCCATCGCAGCCGCATTGGACGGCGACAGCAGTGTCGACGGCGGCTCCCAACCCGTGAGCGCCCTGTTTCCGTCAATGTCGCGCTGCGCCCATGCGGCCGGCGCATTTGCGTCGAAAAGCTCGAACGACAACGACAGGATAGTCTCGAACCCAGCAGCAGCGGCGGCCCGCAGCAGCCCCCTGTGCCAGGCAATTGCAGAGGCACACAGCCCCCCTGACACTTCAAATCGCCCAGGCCCGGCAGGTTCCAGAGCGTAATAGTGGCTCATGCCGACATAGTGGTTTACCAGCGCCCGATACCCCAGTGCCTCCCACTGTTCCACCAACCGCTCAGGTGCCTGATTATAGCTGTCATCATAGGCCGAGCAGATGCGCACACCATGCTCCGGCAGGAACGCATCCCCGACCTTCAGGGTCGATCGCGGCCCGGTCACGGACCAGTTCCGAAACTCCACATGGGTCTGCAAAGGGGCTGCAAGCGGCTCCGCCGTTCCGTCGAAACCCGCTGGCACGACCGACACGAACATCCGGTCGACATCGGCCACATGGACAAGTTCGCCATCCAACCCAAATCCTGCCCGAAGCCTGCCAAGGTCCAGCTGAACCCGCGCGGCTTGCGGCGTGCCGGTGGCATAGTTCCACAAACGGACGTACCAGATCCGGGGAGTGCCGTCGGCATCCCGCCCCTCGATCGTGAGCACGGCGCCATTGACTGCATCCAGCGGCATGACCCCGGGCCCGGCCATCCAATCAAAGCTTAACGTGCAGCCCCGATAGTCACGGTCCGTGGCATAGGCCAGAAGCGGGTGGGACCAGCGATCCTCGCTCGCCCAGATCAGCCCCACAAGGTCCCCGCGCGTCAGGAAGTCCAGCTCCAGCCGCAGCAGGTCGGGCCCCGGCACATGAAGCGCAGCCATCATTGGCCGGGGGAAATCCGTGGTCCACAGACTCGGCCGAAACCGCTTTGTCCACCCCGTGCGCACCTGGTCTGACCGCTTCGCCAGATATGGGGGGGCGTCAGCCACCGCTCCGCTCCATTGCCCGGCGCACATCGCGTGCCAGCTGCCGCCCTGTCCGCGCCATGAAAGCTGGCTCCCCTGCCGGCGCTGTCACATTCACTGTGACCCGCACAGGTCCACGCGCCAGCGCACCCGTCTCAACCCGCCCGCTCGACGTCGGCACGAACAGCTCTGGTCCTCGCTCCCCGACCACATAGGCCCGGCCCGGCCCGACCGGCCCTCCCGTTGCCCGGCCCGGCAGCCCCAGAAGGCCACTCGAGGCCCCGCCAAGCAGTCCGCCTAGGCCAGCTCCATCCAGCCTCAGGGCAGCTGCCGCAATCTCGCCAAGCGCGCGCGCAGCAACGCGTCCCAGGTCCTCGAACTCCAGCCTCCCGCTGCGGGCTGCCTGGCGAAGCGCGGCTTCGATCCCCCGCCCTGTGGCTTGCGCCTGCCCACCAAGTTCCTCGCGCAGAGCAGCCCGCATCACGCCCAAATCGCGCGCAAAGGCTTCCGTATCAGCCCTGACCGAAACGGCCAGTGCGTCCAGATCATCGTCCATCCTGAGGCACCTTCTTCTCGAGTTCATCCAGCTCGGCGCGGCCCAGCGGCGCCAGCTCACCACGCCCGGCCCGCCCCTCAAGGGCGGTGCGCAATTCGGGCACGGTCGAATCCCAGAACTGTTGCGGCAGCCAGCCCAACTGCCCGGTCGCGACCGCCGCTGCAGACCGGGCGAGGTCCGCGAACCGTTCCATCAACGGCTCCCGAAAATACCCGACAGCAGCTGACGATAGGCTGGCACCAGGGTCGCCACGCCAGCCTCAAGAAGCTCCTTCTCGAAGTGAAGCCGATCACCCCGGCGCTGGTCGCCAGCCAGCCCGTGCCAGAACAGGGCGCCCATGTCCGTCAGGCGCACATCTCCCGCGCCTGCCCGCTCCAGAAGCTGAAAAAGACTCCCCACCTCACCTTCTGCGGCCACGAGGGCGGAAAACGTGGGGCGAATGACGCACGGCCCGGTTCGCAGGGGCAGGGCCACTTCGCCCCGCTCCGGATTGGCCACGCTCACAGAGACTCTACCGGGCCTGAGCTTTCCAACGAAAGCGTAAAACTCCGCTCCCCGTTGAAATCACCGGCATAATCCAGCCGCGTAACCTGGAATTGCCCACGCAACCGCTCCCCACCCTCAAAGCTTACTTCGAACCGGTCAAGGGCTCCCGTCATCACGCGGGACTTCAGCTGAAGCTCGGCCACCGATCCGGTGAAAACGCCTGCCCCGCTGATCGAAACCGATCGCACACCACCCGCCGGGAGCAGCTCCCGCCACCCGGCCGACCCCTTGTTTGTCACCACCACGGGCTCCATCGACAGGCTCATCTGCGTCGTCCGAAGGCCAGCCACAGTCCGGAACTGTTCGGGGGATCCGCCATCTCCCACCTTCAGCAAAAATGCTGCGCCACTCTCGATCGCCATCTCAATCCTCCATCACCGAAAGCACCCGGAACTCCAGCTGGCCCAGGATCCAGCCCCGCTGCGTCCGCCTGACACTCGCCCGCAACAGGCGTAACCCGATCAGTCGAAGTCCGGACACCTGCCGCGGCATCGCCAGTACGACCCGCTCCACGTCAGCCAGAACCGCCTTCGCGGCCGCAACCCCTTCCCGGCTGTCCCACAGGTTCACCGTGAACCGATGCTCCCTCCCATCGCCACCCTGCCATTCCCGCGCCGACACGATGTCGCCACCGATGGAAAGATAAGGCCCGCGCGAATCCACCGGAGGACCGTCAAAGATCGGGATGCCCAGCGCCTGCAACGCGGCATCCCCGATCAGCGCACCGGCAACCACGCGCTGCAGCTCAAGACTGTTGCGCATTCGGCCCCTCCCCGCTGTCGGCATCCTCGGCCCAGATCACCAGCCATCCGGGTACGGCCGGAGCCGCCTCAAGACCCGTCAGCCGAAAGGTGGCACCCCGCCATTGCAACCGCATATCCAGCGTCGGCCGCATTCCATCCCGGATGGTTACGCGCCAGCGCCGCGCCGAATGGCGGGTATCGGCGCCGTCGGCACTCGCGTCGCTCCGCCGAACAGGCTCCACCAGCGCCCATCTCTCGAAGCGGATCGTCCAGCCCGAAACCAGGTCTCCGGCCGCTCCCCGCTCCTCGTCCCGGCCTTCAAAGCGCACCCGCTCCGAAAGCCTGCCTGCAAGCTCGCCCACAAAGGCCTCCATTCACATGCGGCGCGTGCGCCAGGGGCTGATCAGGCGGCGAACGGCCGGCGGAATGCCGGCATCATCGGCAGCATCGCGATGGCTGAAGAAATGCGAAGCGACCCGGATGACGGCCAACCGAAGGGCCTCAGGCACCCAGTTCCAGTCAGTCGCCATGCCCGCCCGATAGCGCACCACCAGTGCCGTACCGTCGGCAACACCTGCCAAAGCCAGTTGTCCGCAACCATTGCCGTCCAGCTTCAGGCTCGCCTCCAGGGCAGAAAGAGGGCGAACGCTCCCGTCAGCAAGCTCTGCGCTTGCCTCGAGCAGCGTCCGGGCCGGTTCCGCTGTCAGCGCGAACGCGCCGGCTCGCGCCGCCCCCCGTTCCTCCACCTCGCGCTCGAACAGCAAGAGACCAAGCATGGCCTCCACCGTTTCGGTCGCTGCCCGAAGCAGGCCAGCCAGCAGGGCATCCTCCCGGCTATCCTCAATTCGCAGGAACGCCTTCAGTTCCCCAAGCGCGGCCGCCGGCGGCGCCTTCTCGATTTTCAGCATCACCGGTTCTCCACCCTGATGGTCAGGCTGCGCTCGTCTCTCGATCCGTCACCCAGCACCACCTGGTTGCCGACCGAGTAGACATGGCCCGGCAAGCCGCCCGCCAACCGAACCAGCGCAACGCTTCCCTCCAGGCTGGCACTTGCCACGGAAACACCGCCCGGCTCGTGTGGGTGAACAGCCCAACTGCTTGCAGAAATCGAAACACCTCCATCAATGGCTGCAGCCCAATCGACCGAGTAGTCGAGAATGGCATCAGGATCCTTCAAGAACATCTGAATCTCCTTGCCAAAACACTCAAACAGGGGCGCCAATTTCCACTGACCAACCATCGAAGCTGACCGTTCCACCAGGCGCCAGAATCTGGGCCGGACATGTCGTGACATAGAGAAGCCGGCCGGCAGCCGTATCCAGCAGGGCCACATGGTTCGCTGTCCCAGCCGCCACCACGCTTGCACCCGTCTTCCCACCGATCACGATCTTGCGCCCGGATGCATCGCCCGGACCCATCAAAAAGTCCGCCGTCGCCATTGGCGCCTCCGCCAGCCGGTTGTCCCAAGCCGATGCATAGGTCGGCGGCTGTGCACCCAGCGCGACCATCCGGTCAGCTGCCGCAATCACCGCCAGCGCTCCATCCAGAACCTGGTCTGCAACCCACTTGCCCATTTTCCTGCTCCTTGCTGATCTCGTGCGCCCGGTTGCCCGATCAATCCGGTTCCACTTCCTGTCGGCGGCTTTCGCTGGCCACGCGCAGCACCCTGCGCCTCACACCGGGCGGCGCCGGTGCAGCTGTCGGCCTCAGACCGGCTGGATCGGCCAAATGCGGGCTGACTGAGCCTGCTGGCCGCACAAACCCGATCCAGGAAACCCCGCTCGACAATGCCGAGTGCGGACTGACGGCCATCGCAGGCCGCAAGCCAACCGGAGCCTGCAACTGAGCCGAACTCCCGCGCCCACCACCGAAAAACATGTTTGTCCGCGTCACGTTCTGCGCGTCCCGGTCGATCACGGCAGGGGCATTGCCCTTGCCCAGCAGGCGGCTCGGCGTGAAGGCGTCCAGGTCCGAAGTCTGCGCCCGGTAATCGCCGTTGAACGTCGCATTGGGGAACAGTGGGCCGACATTGCTGTTGTCCGACACAAAGCCCTGCCAGTTGACCCCGTAGCTTTCCACGCCGGTCGAACTTCCATTGCCGGTGTCGGCAACCTCGCTCCCAATTCCGTAAAAGGCATATTGGAAGTCCGCAGGTGTCGCAGTCCCCCGGTTGCTGTTCACATTGCCGCGATAGCCAACGCCGTAGACAAGCTCCCAAGAGCCCGTCAGGTTTGCCGAACTGTTGAACGTGTCATGCTTGGTCGCATTGCGCTCGAAACTCGAATAGCGAATGACGTTGCCGGTGTGCCGCAAATTGTCCCGCACCACGGTCAACGTTGCCCCGTTGCGCACCCCGCTCGTCACCAGGATGCTCGGCACTGTCGTCGGCACTGTCGTGACAGCCGCCGCCGCCACATAGCGGAACCTGTTGGCGTCCAGCACCGTCACAGCCACGTTCGAGCGATTCAGGTTTGCGTTGCTTGCCCCGCTCGTCGTGATCGTGTCGCCGGTTGTCAGCCCATGCGCCAGAATGCCCACTTCGATGTCCGTGGTCGGGCTGTTGTTCACCCGGAACGCCGAAGAAGAACCCGCGCGCGAAAGATCGTTGTCGTTGTGCAGGTTGAACCGTCCACCCACCAGCGTGACGTTCTCGAAGATGCTGTCCTGCAACTGCGAAGCTGCCGTCTCGCCAACCTGCTGCAACGGCCCGCCTGTGCCCTCCACTGTCGTGTTGACCATCGCCAGACGCCGGGTGGCAGCGTCCTGCGCGAAAAACGAATAAGACGAATTGGACCAGATACCGCCAGCCCAGTTATAGACCTCGCAGTTCCATAGCATCAGGTCATCAACGCAGGCCGTGCCAGACGAGAAAGCCGCGCCCGTCCGCACAGGAACCGCCTCGCCGGCGCCGGGCGAAGCGATCCGCACGCCAATCGCACAGGCGGTTGTCGACGTGGTGTGCCCGGCAGTCCGCACCACATTGCGCGCAAACCACCCGCGCGGATGCGAGGACTTGTCCCGCATGTCGGTCTGCATTGCGCTGGTGTTGGCTTCACCGTCATAAAGGCTGTTGCCGTTCGCCTGCGTGCCCACCGTGCTGCGAAGGTTGCAGTTTTCGTAACTGCCCCACGAATTGCTCCGCACGGCAAAGAAGTGCGTTGAGCCAAGGTTCACCCGGATGCCCCGCACCTTCACCCGGTCAACAGCGCCATTGCCCAAGCGCGTGCCCTGGTGCCCGAAAATCACGCTCGTTTTCGGGCTGGATGCGCTCGGCACAGACGAGATAACCAGATACCCAGGCCCCGCATTCGCGCCGGTTGATGTGCCGACCGTTGCCGTGTGGCCGTTCGTGCCCTCGGGCAGCAGGATTTCCCAATAGGCGCAGCAGCGCGCCACGCTGGCAAAGCCGTTCCGCGCGGGCATGGTCACAGCAGCCTCGCCGAACTTCCGCAGCGCAACCGAATAGTTCGCCGCCTTGGCCGACAGCGGGGCAGCTTCCGCGGCGGCCGGGGTGTCATAGAGCAGCGTTGCCCCGACATGGGCCGGCGTGTCCGGCGTCGTATTGCTGCTGCCCGGGTCGATTGCCACATATTTGCGCGGCCAGACCGTGCCATCGGGGTCATAGTAGACATGGAACGGCGCACCGAATGCCGGAGCAAGCGCCGCCGTGATGTTGGTCGAATGCGCGTTGCCGGTCGACCGCTCGGCACCCACCCAAGGATAAACCGTCGCGTGAATGGTGATGGGGCCAGCGCTCAGACCGGAAAGATC